GTGTATCCGGTTCCATCATTATCGGTCATCCTAGCGGTTAGACCATTCTTGTTCATGAAATATATATCAACACCGTCAGATTTCAAATACATCAAATCAACTGGAACATCCTCAACTATACCTGTAATATCAAATGTTGTTAATTTGGATGTAATTCCAGTAGCGTTAGTGAAGAATAGATCGAAACCATTAGTGAATAATGTTGATTCATCAACAAATGTATGTATAATGACTTCTTCATCAACTTCAACATCAGTTATAAATTCATCAACATCCGGTACTTTATTATCAGTTGAACCATATCCACCATATATGTCATCAACATTATCACTGTAATCATCAACCTCATCACTGATTATGTCGTGTGCGTGTTGTGTCTTCTCTATTACATCTAAGAAATCTTTTGCGTATGCTTCCATAGATTCATCATCTCCGAATATTTCTTCACCACTTGGGGTTCTTCTAATCATATCACAACGATATATGTATTTATGTAACAGTGGGTTAATTCCACCATCAGTCAATTGACGATCATAAACCTGTGTTATCTCATACTCTTCAAAATTTACTTCAGCTGGGAAATCAAGTCGTATTATATCACCAACCGAAGGTCTGATCGTCTCTCTATATCGATTAATCGAATTTATTGATGAGTATAATAGAGACCCACCAACGTTTGATGTAATGACACCATCCCCGTTCCCATCAATATTCGATGTGTAATCACCTATAAATGCTACTACATTATCATCATCAGTTATCGTGTATGATTTACTTTCTTTGATATATGGGTTTATTAGAACCTCACGTTGATAATCTGGTGTCAAATCGGAAATGGTTGGTGTATAAAACCCACTAGTTGCACCACTGAGGTCAAAATCATACGAAATGATACCACTGAGACCCTCAATCTCAAATGTTGAACTTAGTGACGCTGAATAGTTGTCAACCGCACCTGATAACTCTAATGCCGTTTTAAACTCATCATTACCACCGACTAGATATGCGAACTTTGATGCATATTCATCAATCATAAATGATACGATGTAATGACTATCCGGTAATGAACCCTCTTGGTTCAATGCGAATAAGTCTTGCTCAACCTCCATATACACCACCATATCAGCTGATGCTGAGTATGACATGTTGTTCTGTTCACCATATATAATATCTTCATATGCTGATAATGTAGGGTTGATTATTGTTGGATATTCAGTGTCCTGTTTTATGTAAATACAGTCGATACCCATCTGCCTTATTATATCTCTATAATAATTCGAAATAACTTTTGCTTCTTGTTCAAGTTGGTTTCTTTTTAGGAATCTAAGTTCCTCTGGGTTCCGTATAGACATTAAAAATCCTCTGATCGTATAAATATAGTTGAATTCAATTATATTTATACAGAACTAAGGAGATGTATTATGTCAGAACTATTAAAAAAACTACAAGAGCTTAAAGATGGTATCGATGAACAGATCGAAGAAGTTAATGTGAAAATCGATGAAGCTTCTAAAAAAAGCGATGAAGCTGAAGAAAAGTTAGACGATAAAGATGTCGATGAAGCTGAAGACGAAAAGACCGATGATTCCGATAAAAAGGATGACGACTCAGATGATGAAAAGAAAGACGAATCTAAAAAAACTGAAACTGATGATGAAGATGAAGATGAGTCAGATGATGAAAAGAAAGATGAGTCAGATGATGAAAAGAAAGATGATGAAGATTCCGAAGATGATGAAGACGATGAAAAGAAAGATGAAAGCGTTGAATTCGAACAACCTTGGGAATCCCTTATCGAAGCTGGTGTTGTAACTGAAGGTTCAAAAGAAGCATATAAGAAATTTTTCGATGCTAAACTTAAGAAATTTGGTGTAACATCCCCATCCCAACTTAAGGGTGATGAAAAGAAGAAATTCTTTGATGAGATTGAAAAAGAGTGGACTACTGAAGAAGAGTAAATTCAACCACAATCTATAACACTGTACTGATATATTATGAACAATGATATCCAATCATATATTTCGCAATGGTTTGAAGTTTCATATACACCATCCGTTAAATACATATTTCCTATTAGACACGACACAGGTGATCTACTTTTTAATGTAATTGGTGGTGACACTTCAAGTTTGGAATGGACATTCACCGATGGATCAACTCTATCGGGTGTGTCTAGTATCAATAAGGTTGGATTACCTGCTGGTATATCATATGTCGAAATGACTGATTTCACTAATACGGATATATCATCATTAACCACTGGTGGTATATATGAAGGTCTAACCACTGATATACCACAGAATATATCTAATTTAGAATTACAGAGCACTAGTATAAGTGGTGACATTTATGAATTGAGTGATATCAACGAATCAATCATAATCACCAACACGCCATTCATATACGGTGATGTTGGTACTCTTGATAATGTAAGTGATACATTGAATCTATCAGGTTGTGTTAATGTCGATGGTAATATTGGTGAACTACTCAATGTTGATATAGTTAATCTGGATGGAACCGACATCACTGGTACAATTTCATCTTCAGCAACTGCGGTCTATTGGTCATTGAACGATACGGGTCTAACAAAAGCACAAGTCCAAAACTCATTAATCAATGTGGCTGAGTGGGCTGTTAATGAAACAATAATTGGTGGTCATTTTGAATGTTACGACAATATGCCAACCATTGATAGTCCCGAAGCGTGTATTGCTATGGGTGCATTACTTGACAGAAGTTGGACGATAGTAACACATCACCTATGTGCAGGGTATTAACACTTTATTTTTTCAAGTGTTTCACGTATAATATAGATTAACAGTTAATGTGAGTGCTTATGAATGATAAAATAGTTTTAGGTGTATTTGTGTATAAATTCCCAGAACGTACTAATACGTTCGTAGTGAATGAGATTGTAGAGCTTATCAATTCGGGTATAGATGTAAAAATATACTCAATGAGTAAACCAACCGATGAAGAAATGGATCTTTATACTGAAGCGTTGGAAATAATCGGTGACAATATCACATATCTACAGCATGAAGGGTTATTCAACTGGGGTGAAATCGATAAACACCAGATACCCCTATCTACTAACAAATATATGCGTGATTTGGACGACCTATCCGATAAGGATCGACAAGATACTGAATTCATGGCATTAGTAAATTCACGAGATCCATTCTGTTCAATTTGTGAGAAGGTAATATCCGATGGTGTGACCAAGTTATACTCACCGTTTGGTCAACTTGGTGCTGATATTTGTATGTTCATATATTGGAATACGAGTATCCCATTCTTTTTCAACACACATGCCTATGATTTATTCTGTATGAAGGGTTATAAGAAATTGAAATCAGCTTTAGCTAAAAGGATTTTCACTATTTCCGAATACAATAAAAAATATATAATTGATAATTTCGGTGTCTCTGGTGATAAAGTGATCATAAAACGGGTCAACTACTCCGATATCAAACCCAATATGAAACGAAATGATATACCACTATTTGAATACATCTTCAGTGCTGGTAGATTAATTGAGATGAAGGGTTATAAACATTCGATCACCGCATTCAAAAAATTACATGATAAATACCCAGAAGTTCATTATATTATCGCTGGTTGTGGTACATTAGATGCCGAACTTAAACAGTTAGTTAGTGATCTAGATTTGGGTGACTTCGTACATTTTGTTGGACATGTTGAAAATAAAATAATTATGTCATACATACAATACGCGAGTTTATCAATTTTAGCATCAACTACAACTGATACAGGTGATAAAGAGGGATTACCAACATTCTTCATTGAAAGTATGTCAATGGGTACACCATGTATTGGTACAAACTATTCCGGTATACCTGAGATTATAATCGATGGTGTGACTGGGTATACCACCAATGAGGGTGATGTTGACATGATTTTCGATAGGATGGATAAAATATACGATTTGGATATATTAGAATATATGGACATGTCTGATGAGTGTGTACAGATGGTCAATGATAATTTCAGCAATGATAAAAATATAAAAAAAATGGTGGAATGCTTCAAATGATTATTTCAGATTCACATAAATTTATTTATTTTCATATACCGAAGACTGGTGGTACATCATTTACATACCTATTATCTAGGTATAGCAACAATTATAACAAGTATGAAAAATTGAAAGAACTTGTTGACCTTCTTGAACAACATTATCCAGAAGTTGAAAATATATCTGAAATTGATTCATGTGTTGTTGATTGTTACAATTCGATGCCACAGGATGATATAAACCTATTCTACAGAAAAAACCCAGATAAAATTAGATGGTTGAATATGTTCCATGAAGGTCTTGGTCCACATATCGTTCTCCATGAAAACAAACGTCATTCAACGTCTCTATTAAACCACAAAGGTTTATATGATGGTTATTTCAGATTCGCATTCATACGAAACCCGTGGGATTATGTCTTTTCAATATTCAAGAATAAGATCGTAATCGAAGAGGTTGCACGTATATGGAACGAAGACCTTGACTGGGATGAAGAAGTTGCGAAACGAACAACCAAAGACAATTTCAATGATTTTATATGTAATGCACATGAACATATTGGTTTATATAGGTCTTTTTTAAACCCTGATGTGAATCAATGTAATTACATATTATCAAAAACTGGTGAACTGGTTACTAATTATATCGCTAGATTTGAGAATTACAACATAGAAATTGACCGAATTTCAACTATACTTGATATTGATCTGAGTAGTGAAGTTAAACTTAATGTATCTGATGAAACGGTCAAAAATTATACCGAATATTATAACGGTAAGTCGATAAAATTCGTTAATGAAACGTTCAATCAAGATATAACATTGTTTGGATACAAATACGGAGTGTAAATGGAAAAGGTAACAGGTAAATCAAACACTGGGTATCAATACTATGACGATTTCATAGATTATGATATATTCAATTTCCGTGGATGTTTTTTCCGTGGACCTAAACCCGAATCAGACCAATATATATCATGTGTTGGAAGTGCTGGTACATTTGGACGTTTCTGTGAAGAACCATTTCCCATATTAATACAAAAAAACATGGGGGTAGAAGTATTTAATATAAGTTCTGGTGGTAAGAGTGCATCAAATGAAGTCTTTACAGAAAATATCGATATCATAAATAAATCTAAATTATGTATATTGCAGGTAATGTCAGCTAGGAGTGAATCAAATTCTAAGTTCCAAACCGAAGGTAGGTTCAATGGTACCAATTTGGATAATGGCGAGACACAAAATGCGGGTGAGTTTTGGGAGTTCTGTTTAAATAACTATAATGAAGCTGAGATCAAACAATTAATCGAGGAGACATTACATACTTATGTAATGGGATATAAGCACCTCATCGAAAAAATTAAAGTACCAGTAGTTTTGTTATATATAGGTCATCGTGAACCATGTGATCCATTAGAGTATAAGACACGGGTTGGTATATTTAGGGGTTTTCCTCAATTTATCAACGAACCAACCATAAACACATTGAAAGGTATGACTGAACACTATGCTGAATATTGTGGTACATTGGGTTATCCACAGATTTTACCCAAGATGACACTGGATGGTATAATCAAAAACACATATTACCCAACACCAGAGCAACATGGTGTTATTTTTAACATCCTTAAACCAATAATAAAGAGTATCATATGACAAAATTACTAGAAAGTAGGTTAGGTTTAACTGAACTATTACATGAAAAATCAGTCGGAATCGAGTTAGGTGTCGCTACGGGTAAATTCAGTAAATTCTTATCTGAATCAGGTAAGTTTTCGGAGTTTTGGGGTATCGATAAATGGGATGACCACCACGACATACAGGAATACCACAACTGTGTCAAGACATTAGGACATGTCAATATTTTAAGAGCAACATTTAATGAATGTTTGATATTATTCCCCAATAATTATTTTGATTTTATTTACATAGATGGTTATGCACACACTGGACAGGACGGAGGAAGTACGTTGTATGAGTGGTTTCCCAAATTAAAGGTTGGAGGTGTTTTCTCCGGTCACGATTATGACCGTGAACATTGGAAAAAAACATACGACAGTGTTAATGATTTTACCGTATGTTGTGATCTTCATAGACACCTCAATGTAATACAAAACGAGGAGGAGTTTAATTCATGGTGGTTAATAAAACCAAACGAATAGCCATTTGTTTTAGTACGGAACCTAGATATTGGGATGTGGGTTTACTCAATTTACAATATATAAGGCATTGGGCTAATGATAATGGTATAGAAATAGATGTTTTTTGTCATATGTGGGATAGTATTTCGTTGAGGATTTTCTGGGATAAACTATGTTCCGATGTATTATCAAATAAGGATAATTTAATATTATCTGCGACAGATTTAGATTGCATGAATATAATGGAGCAATATAAACCAACCGTTGGCGTAATCGAGGATAAATCATATTTAGACAATTACATAGAAACCACATATAAACCAAAAACATTAAACTGTGATAATATAGAAGACTATTCAAACAGAATAAAATACACGAACCATCCAGCAATATCACAGACATATAGTATGTTAGAGTCATTAAAGATTTTCTCAACTTATGTAAAAGATACTGGAACTGATTATGATATGGTTATTAGAACTAGATATGATCAGTCTATATTAAATATACCAGCATTGGTAACTGAAGGAATGTTCAATTTCTTGAAAAATGATATGGTGACACTTGTACCTAATTTATATGTAAAAACTGATGGTAAAACACGTATTGATCCATGTGTGTTATTATTCCACCCACATCAAGATGTGTTAGATCAATTATTAAAACCCAATGAGTTCTTAGTAAATAATCCAAAGAATGAGGGTGATATTCATATATCATCGGTATCATGGATATCGACATATCTAAAAATGATGATTCGAATGTCTAACACTTATGATAATTTCCCAGTAATACGAACTAAGATATCACACGTTGATTATGACTTAACATCACTAGATGAATATAATAATTCAAGTATTAATGAATTTAAGAAACATCAAATAATGAATGAGAAGGCTTTTAAAGTATGATAAATAAAATATTCGAAATTGGGACATGTAAAACTGGTACATCATCATTAGGTGTTGCTCTTGACTTATTGGGGTATAGAGTGGCTGGTTGGGAAAGAGCTACCGTTAAAGATTTCAGGAGTGGTGGTGTTGATAACATTATAAGAGAATTTGACCACTATGACGCATTTCAGGATGCACCTTGGCATAATATAGATGTTGATATAATCGATGATCTATTCCCAAACAGTAAGTTCATACTTTTAGAACGAAACGATAACGATTGGTTTAATAGTTTAGTCGATCACTGGAGACGAAAAAATTATATAATAGGTGGTGGACACAAAGAATACATCAACTACTTATATAATCCAGAAAAAATAAAATATGATAATATATCACAAAAACACTTGAAATACAGTTTAAATATTGAATATTTTAAAAATAGACCAGATGATCTACTGGTAATGAATATATGTGAAGGTGACGGATGGGATAAATTATGCCAATTCCTGAATGTTGATATACCATCAATACCGTTCCCACATAAAAACATTGCAAGTAATGTATGGGATCGAATACAAATACGAAAACAAAAATACATACAAAACAGTAGAGCGAATAAACCATTACTTGATAAAATATAAATAAAACACTTGCATTATCTTCATAACCATGTTATACAGGTTATTCAAATTAAAAAAGAGGTAAAATATGAAAAAAATAATTATAATGATGTTACTGTTTTGTTCGATTATATCATTTGCATCGGATGATGAAGCACGTGTGTATTATAAAGGTGCGACTATACGTTTAAAACAAAATACCCAACCATATGAATATGATACTGCAACAACTATTGGTAATGTACCAGAAATATTCCATAATGTTTTAATATCATCAAGAGATGAATGGTTGGACGGATATCACGAACCACTGGAATTTAAGGTTAAACGTGGTGGTGTTGTTTTTATTATCGCTGATGGTGGTGATACACTGGATATCCTGATTGAAGATGAATGGATTAAAGTCAGTGGTGGTATATATGGATGGGGTGACACATTCAATCGGAAATACATCATACTTAAGAAAACACTCGATATTGGTGAATATGAGGTTGATGGTGGTAAAGGTTTCGGTACACGTGTAATTGATAATTAAATATATAGTACGATCTCTTTATCTGGTTTAGTTTTATGGTATTCGTCTTCATACGTCAATAAACGCTCCATATACTGCTTTGTAGCGTACTTCGTATTGAAACTGATATCATATAGGTACGCAAACACCTTACTCTCATGTATACCAAGTGATCGTCCAATAGACTGTAATATAGTAGCTTCGGCCTTTGAGTTAAACATAAATACGACATTATGTAGGTTATTGATGGTTAAACCAGTACTGAACGTCCTAGTTTGTGCCATAATGATATTATCATCACAGTCCTCACTTGATACCCGAATATCCTCACGGATATCAACATCGACATGTCCATCAATATAGAATGCATTCTTCGGTGAATCAATATGATCAATATATTTATTCAGATAATCAAATACCGATTTACCAAACTCAATCCGGTCAAACAACACCAACGTGTTTCCTTTAAGTTTTGGAAGCATCTTAATTGGTTTGGAATATAACCGTATAGCATTATTCTTGAAATACTCAAGTTCATCATTATATGCTGTATTGAATTTGTCACCCTCTTCATGAAATTTTGAATCGATAGCGAATTTATATCTGTTTGGGAATTTCTCAATATCACGGTCAATAATGTGGATATGCTTTATCTTCAGATTTGCGATATAACCCTCATCCTGAAGTTCTTTGATCGTCTTCTTACTGACAACACAACCGAATAATGATTCGAGACACCACCGCTGATGCGTCTTCACTGGTTTATCTTCCGTTATTTTAGGTATTGAACCACTGCACCCAAACTTGAATGGTGTTTTCAGACTTTCAATATAACTGAATGTCTTACTACCCTCTTTTATTTCATGAACCTCATCGGCTATAACACAACCAATCTCAGGTAATTCATCACGATGTTTCAATAGATATTGTTTATTACTGATGATGATTGTTTTGTGATCACTCGTTCCACCCTTTGCTGTGAACTTCGAAACTTGATTTTCATTGTACCCAAATTTGATCAGGTCTTTATGGAACTGATGAACCAACTGAACGCTTGGAACCAGAATCAGTGTATGTTGAGTATTCATCTGACATATCATATTCCAAATGAAAAGTCCAGCGATAATTGATTTACCACCACGAGTCGGTATTGATAACAACCCCCGTCCATATTTCAACATCTGCCTTACTGAATGGATCTGGTAATCCCGTTCCTCCATTTCCTCACTCAATTTAAATGCGGGAATGATGATAGGGTTTGTATAATTTATATCGAACCGTTTTAATGGTAATAAGTGCTTGACAAGTTCAGGATCAACCCGTATGTTATCCTTACCGTACAGGTCTTTACATAATTGATAAATACGAGGAAAAATACCCAGACGAAAAAGACCGACAGCTGAAATAACACTCAATTTGGTGTTGGCTGGTTTATACCCATGCTGTTCAGCGAAAAATACACTTGGATCATCTACAGAGAAAGCTTTGATTATCGGACTGATACCCTCTAGGGTTTCAGACTTTAATCTACAGTACTCATCACCTTCATAAATAATCTCAATCATAAATTAAACTTGTTCTAATTTCAATGCGTCAATCGCGTTCTTAACCGTAAAGCCATAGTCATTCATGATATTTATAGAAAATTCAAGAAATTGCACAACTTCTTTGGTATCGACTATTTTCTGATTAAGTCTGATCATCTTTGGATTGGTATCATTAATCTCATCTTCGAGTTTCTTATTTATGATTGAACGTTTAGATGGATCTTTATTGTACTTGTCTAATAGTATCCCAACCGCTTTTGATTTAGCATCGGTTAGACGTTTCATATTTTCCTTCTCCTTGAAGAAGTACATCAACCATTTCGCACGGATAGCTGATACCGATAATGATCGATCACGTAAGTTGAATATGGTAACACTCATGTCATCAGATAACTCACCGTAATATTCATTGATTGGTTTATTGATTAACTCAACATTCGCTTTAATTTTTGTTTTATTATTATCCATATAGTATTATACACCAAATCAACCAGATGTCCAATAATAAAAATAATTAAAAATAAATGTGTATAAATAAAAATTTATGAGTATATTATATATAGTGACGATGATATTGACTAAGCATCAGAGCAAGCGGTAAACGACGATAGGTTACCACCTATTCAAGAAACTAAACGGAGACCGAAAGGTGAGGTCTGTTAAAGCATATGGGTTATGAATCTCCTAACCGCACCCAAAAAAGCTTTTAACAATTCGAATACAAGTAACAATTATACGGATGACCAACAGGGTGTTAAAGTAAGAAATATAAGTACCAAGTAGTTTTTTGCCGGAGGAGCGGGGAGATTAACCGCCACTGTGTACCGATGGAAACCTGTAAGCTATCTGATGAATACTATATGATATATAATGTTATAGGTTATTACTCCAATTCCCTATAGGTCTTTCTGTGTCCAAACAAATACCGGATGATTTCCATTCCATGTTATTTATTCACCAATCACAACTTATTAATAATTCAAAAAATAATGTTCTAAATCGCCATAGGGCGAAACAATCAACTAGATTGACAATTGTGATTTATCAGCAATTATTAATCCGATGACCATGTAGTATGTCACACGTTTGGTTAAAGTATAAATAGAAATGAAGATTTATATATACTAATGGTAAATAAGGAGAAATAATACATGAGAACTATACAACACCCAGATGTTGAATTTAACGAAACTGATCTATCGCAGTATAATCCAGCTATTGCGGGTACTACCTCATTAACTGTTGGGTTTGCTGATAAAGGTGAAGATTACCTACCGTTGGAATTCACATCAAGAACGTCAGTATTGACATACTTCGGTAAACCTACCAATGAAGCTGAACGTTATTTTTATAACAGCATACTTGAATCAATCACCCAGAATGGTAAAACTATTGTAGCCAAACTACCTTATAACAACACTGTTACAGATACGTATATGAAGACAATATTCACCGTTGGTGGAACTAAGGCACTGTCTGGTGAGGTTTTATCAGCATATGCTGATTACAGTTTATCAGCTGAATCAGAATTGACTATTACAAGTAATGGTTCAATCGCATTATCTGCTCTTGATTCATATCGTACAGGTGCAACTAAACCAGATGTTGACACATTTGTTGTTATCGATAAAACCCGTCAAACATTATCTGACGACAATCTAGGTAATGAAACCGTTGGTACATTCGTTGTAGTCAACACTGCATATAATGCTCTACCATTACAGGATCTTCTTGAAGGTGATGTAACAGATTGGTATTCAGTATCTTCTGCAACTACATCTGGTGGTTTAATTGTTGATGATACAACTGAGTCTTATTACACATCAGGTACAACAGAATCATCTCTATCGTCTAGAACTGCATATCTGTTCCCAGCTGTTACGTTGACTGATGACGGTGATCTTGATCCAGAGTTCCTACATCAGATCTCTGTTTCGGTGATCAGACAGTTTGTTGATTCTGATAACAATAATAAAATCACATCATCTATCGTTGAGACATTTGTTGGTTCATTGAATCCTTCAGCAATCAACGTTGGTACTGGTGATTCAACATTTATTGATAACATCATCAACTCAAGTTCGAATTACATTGACTTATACTCAAACGTTACTACCAATCTGGTAAGTGACAATGCTGAATTATATTCGATCAAAGCTGTTGATGCTGATGTATTCGGTTTCACTACTGAACAAATGGCTAAAAAAATCAAGACATCAACCATTACAACTGGTTTGGATATAATCTATGGAAAACTAAACAACATCGATGATGTTGAAATTGACCAAATTGTTGATGCTGGATTAACTACAATCGCTTCATACTGTAGTGATGGTGGAAATACGGATGCTATAGTATATGACCCATCATCAACAGGTGCATCAGCATGGACACTTGATAGTCGTTCTGATGCTGATACGTGGAGAAGTGTTGCACAGAAAATGATTACATTCTGTCAGACTACCCGTAAAGATTGTATGGCGATTATTGATGGACCTCGTAACCTAGCAATCGAAGGTAACCAAAAAATTGTTAGACCAAGTGCTCCAACCAATACAATTGACACCAATATTATTCCTAAATTGAAATATATCACTGGATTAAATTCATCTTATGGTGCAATGTATCCAATATGGGGTAAAAAATTGGACGATTTCACTGGTGAAATGTTCTGGTTACCACCATCGATTACAGCAAACGGTGTATACATTTACACAGATAGAATCTCTAATTACTGGATGGCTCCAGCTGGTTGGAACCGTGGTGTTGTTTCTAATATCAATGATATTGCATTCAATCCAAACGGTAAACAACAGGATTCAATCTTCACTAAAGCGATGAACCCGTTCATTTCATCTCCATTTGATGGTATTATCATCAATGGTGATAAAACTCTTCAGACTAAACCTTCAGCATTTGATTCAATCAATGTTCGTAGAATGTTCTTAAGAATTGAACGTGCAACACGTAAAGTGTCGAAGTATTACCTTTTCGAGGGTAACAATTCTATTACACGTCAGCGTTTCGTTGACCAGATTACCCCAACATTCACTGAAGTACAGGTGAAGGGTGGTATTCTAGAATTCAAAATTATATGTGATGAATCGAATAATACACCAGAAGTTATTGATCGTGGTGAGTTACTATGCTCAATCTTGATCAAACCTGTTAAGGGTATTAGATACATCATATTGAATTTCGTTGCTACGAGTACAGGTGTTAGTCTGGAAGAGGTTATAGTCTAACAGCCTACAAACTGAGACAACCACACATCTGGTGTGGTTGTTTCATGTATAAATAAAAACGAAGATGATTATCCAATAAGGAGAAAAAACTATGAGCAGAACACTACAAGACTTTCTAACAGCTGTACAAGACAAGGGTGTACGCAAAACAAATCAATGGCAACTTGAAATCTCATCCGGTTATTCAGATGTTGATAATGCATTATCCGATGTTACAGTTTGGGCTACAACAACTGAAGTCCCAAGTCGTACACAGGAATATATCGAACTACCATACCAAGGTTACCCACTACAGGTTGCTGGTATGTTTACCATGAGTAATGAAACAACTTTAACCGTTCGTACTGATGCATCAGGTGATATTCGTAAAGCATTCCTTAAATGGATGTCATACGTTACAAACCCAGCAATTGGTGAAGGTTCAAATCTAGGTGGTGATAAACGTATCCCAGCGGGTTCATATGTACGTATGAAGATGCTTGGTGAGGATATGGAGACTGTGGTCGAAACTTACAAGCACGTTGGTTGTGGGGTACAGGAAGTCGGTATAATGTCTATGTCGAACGAAGGTGTAGAAATTGCAACATTCGATGTCATCATTAAATCCCAATACTGGGAACTTGAAGATAACAAAGGTGAGTTCCAAGATTTAATCTAAGGAGATACAATGTCAGAAATACTTAAAAAACTTGAAAACGTTAAAAATGGAATCAATGAACAGATTGATGAGATAAATGAGAAGTTGGTTACAGCATCTGAAAGTAAAGATGTGTTGACTGGTACATCAATACCTGATCGTCCAGCATTCAACCTAATGGCATTTAAGGTTCCGATTCAACATCAGGATAAATTTCTAACGAGAATATCACAAATGCTTGGTCATACCGAAGCAAATGAATTTGAAGTTATTGACCAACAGGAAAACGCTGTTATTATTTCACTTCCATATGATGAGATGGACGTTGTTCGTAATGAACTTGGTGCTCAATTCTCATTCACCGTTCCAGATGCATCCGACTACAAACTCACTCTAACAGATCCACTAGCTACGTTTGATATCGCTGGATACGTTTCAGTTGATTCTGGTGGTCAGAATGAATCACATATTGATGAAGCATTAGTCAAGAAAAAAGTTGTCCGTAATGGTAAGAAAATTATCAAGTGGATTTCAACTAAAGAAGGCTTCCGTGTTCAGATCGTTGATGGTAAACCTAAAGAAGTTAAGATGACACCCGAAGAAAAGAAAAAACGTGCTAAAGGTGCTAAGAAAGCTCAGAAGAAGAAGAACCCAGCTAAACAAGCTCAAGCGGCTAGAAAACGTGCTAAGTCCTTGAAGAAGAAAGGGGATTCGGAATAATGGAAACTTTACAAGAACGATATGAAAAAGTTACTGAAGCTGAAAAATCATATAATTTTCAGGGTCATGCAAAAGTAAAACCTAAAAATTCAGTTACCGATAGATATGGTGCAAGAGATTATGCAATGGCATACACTCATACTATAGCAGAACGGATACATGATATGTTTATTAGTGAAGACTTTGGTGACAAACAAGCGGAAGGTGCGGTGTTTGACACAATCATTTCTGAAGTTGAGAAGTTTGATAAAAAGGTAACAACAGCAATAAAGAAATTTAAATAGGTCAATAGATGGCATTCGATATCAGCAATTTCACATTAGATGATATCCAAGGTACATTGGGAACAACGTTAGCTAATACATCACTGGCTAACGTTCTTAATATACACGGAGACTCAGCGAACCTACGTCAATTCTATAATAGATTTGGTGTGAATTCTACGTATTATGCTGATAAATCTGTATTCAAATTATCCAAACAGTATTATTTTGATGTTTCATTTGATTTCAAACCTGCAAACAGTAACGTTAAAACGATCTTAGCTAATAGTCTTGGATCATCAAGTGGTGCTGGACTTAAATATTTCATACAATCAATTGAGATACCGAACTTCAGATCATTCAGAAAAGAGGAACGACACATCAACGAACTTGGTGCAAACTCACCAGCGGGTGTTGTTGTTATTCCAACTGATAACCAGATGACCTTCGCGTTCCTGAGTACTGAACTTTCAATCCACGAACATGTGATGTATTATTGGATGAAGGAATCAACTGATCAAAAGTGGATATACAATGAAAGACCATTCACAAAATGCAACATCACGGTGAGAATGTTGGATCACAAAACATCAGAAGAAATTTACGGGTATAAATTCTTCGGTGCATATCCACATGAAGTTGAAACAATGAACCCAAACCAATCTGCTGAAACACCATTAACTAGAACCGTTCTATTCAATTTCGATATGATGGCAGTTCTACCAAGCAAGAAGATCACATCAAGTGTATTGGACGATGTATTTGATAAATATATCGGTAACGATCTTCAGTCATCCATCAGACGTACATCAGCTGATCTATTTGATAGCCTTTAACGGTTGATTATATACCACCATGTTGGTATAATGTATTATAACGTATCCAAAAAGTGAGGTAGTCATGGACTATAACAACATCCAAAAAGCATTGCAAGAGAAATATTCAACAAATGTTACATCTATTTTAATCCCATCCAGAAAGAAAACATATGATTTCAGGTCGATTAACGTGGGTGAACAGAAAACCATAACCAAAATCATGCTTGATGCTGATGGTGATCAGTATATTATTTATCAGGCGTTTATTGGTTTAATACAGGCAACATGCTTGAGTGACGACTTGAATATAAAAACCATAACCGAATTAGACCGTATCAAAATATTAGTGGAACTGTATAACGGAAACTTCTTCAATAGTGATATCACAATCAAATGTAAATCATGTGAAGTGGTCAATGATGTTAAGATTGATTATTCGAAGATCGTGAAAAACCTAGAAGAAGTTGATATTGATCCTAAGTTTGAAACAGTTGATGGAGTGAAATTTAAAATTGAGTTCCCAACCGTGGTTAGGATGGGTAAATATTACAAGACACTCACGGGTAAGAAAGTGGTTATGTCTGATATGTATGACATATATGACCAATTTATATCCGTAATCGAATTTGGTGAGGATACCGTTGATTTAAATAAACTTGATGTAAATGATGTCAAGGAACTTTTATCGATATTCCCACAGGAAATATTATATGGAGATGGTGGTATAGTTGAACTAATCTCCACCAACATGTTTAACGTTCTTGAAAACCTTACAGATGAATATTCATGTTCAAATTGTAAAGAGGTACTGACTGGAGGTGTCAGTATAGAAGATTTTTTTACATAATAAAATGCGTCTTTGAACAGACGTATGCTATGATATTGGATGTTGAATCATCTATATTACTACATCTACATGTGAACCCATTTGAACTTGGTGCTCTACCAATACTTGATTTCATGGTATACAACAAACTCATCGTCAACAAAATTGATGAAATGGGTGATGACGTATAAATAGGGGTGAACATATCCCTTAACTTTTACGGTGAACCTAATGGACGAAGCACAAACAATCCAACAAGCCAACTTTATATCTGATAAAGTCAGTGAAGAGTTGGGTAAACTTATGACCAGTATCGATTCCAAAATTGATAGTGGACGTGAGCAGTATGTCAATATGAAATCCATGATGTCCAAAAATATGGATGAATGGAAGATTAATCGTGAAAAACGGATAGTTGAAGCCCAAGCAGTTAAAGAAGAAGCTATCAAGAGATCCGAAAAACGGAAAGAAAATTTATCTGAAGTAATGGATAAACTTATGATCCCACAGGACATGTTACGTAAGAAATTAAACGATTTACGTGCGAATATAGCTGATAAGAATATTGTCGGTAAGATGGGTGAACGGGTATCAGCGTTTAAAGGTAACATGGGTAATTCCATGGAGAAGTTTGGTAAATCCATATCCGGCAAACTTATGAAGGGTGTCGGTAAGGTTATGACATCAACACTGATGAAATTCTTTTCAGCCGCAATGATTCTTCAATTCCTAACATCACCAGCGGGTATGATGTTAATTGCGTTCATATCTGCATGGTTTAAAAACACAGTTTGGATTCCAATTATATTACCCATCGTTGATAAAGTCACTGATGCTATATCATTCTTCAAAGATATGTGGGGTAATGCTAAACAGATGCTTGAGGATACCATAAATTTCTGGAAAGAGTTCCCAGATAAACTGAATATATGGTACAATGATAATATCAAACCATTCTTTGATAAAATTATGTCATTCATAACACCAATCGTTAATGTTCTTTTTAAGGTTATAAGACCAATGTTAATCTTATATAAGAAAATGATTGGTGGAATATTATCAGCACTTGGTAATCTACGTATACTACCAAATAAGATCCAAGATAAACTTAAAGCATTGGCTGGTGAAGTTAGAGCGTTTGAGATACCTGAATCTATATTAAAAGAGGTCAATGCTACTAATGAAGCATCATCAGAAGTGAATGCGGTGGATGGTCAAACCCCTATTGATTTTAGACCACAGGTGGTTGTTAACGTATCGAAAACAATGGATTCATCAATAAACGATAAAGCGAAACGTGATATAGTGGTAAAAAAACAGATCAAAGATGATGATACAAAATGGAAAACAAGACTCCTTGAAAGTAATAGATACTTAGAGACTTCGATAGTAAATAATATCAACAACAATACAACCAATCAAAACGTATCACCAACAGTGATAACAGTGAGCGACGATTTTAAAGGTGAACCAAGTTTTGATAAGGACACATTCTAATGGCTGATGATATAAAAACAATTAAAAATAAGAAAACATCAACATTGGAACTTGATCCAGATTATCGTGGATTGTTGTCACCATTCCGATTACAGGTTGACCGTCCATCGGCTGGAAGTATCAATACAAATAAGAATGTGTTCAGTATAACTGATTATCGATGGTATCCAGATGGATTGGAAGAGTACCTAAACAGTGATATATACCATGTTGGTAATGATTTATTGAATGAAAATGATATTGGTATATTCGGTGGTATATCAATCTCTGATGTGAGTAGTATTGGTGGTATATCAAATGTCATAAATAAATCAGCTTCATATGCTGTTAATCAATTCAAAGGTGTTATTGATTCGGTTGGTGGTCTTTTTGGTAATAATGAACAAGCGGGTGAACCATACAACCCTATAAATGAATATATCAAGAATGTACCAACCGTTAAAGTATATGAATTTCAACCAAATAACTCAATATCAGAACTTGGTAATTTATTCAAGGATACATTTAAATTATTTGATGAATTTTTTAAGGATAAGGGTTCACGTAACCAGAAAATAGAAAACCTTAAGGGTTTATTCACCAGTGATGGTATGGGTGAGTTGTTGGAAAAAATCACAGGTCGTAGCATTGAAGAGATCAACAGTGATCTTGGGTCAGTTAAAAGTATACCGAATTTCTTTTATAGCAACATCATTGGTGGTTTCTATACGGCTAGATATGATATGCCGTTTTACAACCAAGAGGGTTTTTTACATGGTATGGGTGATGTTGGGTGGGAAGCTAGATCATTGAAACAGCGTTTATTCCCAGCTGGTTTGGCGGGTATGTTGGATAAGTTCAGTGACTTAGCATCATCGTTTGATATCGCAAGTAAACCAAAATGGTCGGTAGATGGATCAGGTCCAGCTTCAGATAGTGTGACATTCGAATTCATGTTATACAACGTTACATCAGATGATTTGGTTAATAACCTAGCATTCGTACACTCATTGAGTAGTGGTAATATGTGGGTTCAGAAGCAGTTCAAACAACTTTCATCATGTCTATATGACATAGAGGTTGAAGGTCGTTACAGATATTATTTCTGTAAGGCTGATATCAAAATTGAATATTCAGGTAAAGAGCGTATAATAACAGATGATGTGTTAGGTATCATCAAAGCACACTTCGGAAACAATTCCCAGATTGTATTGAATGATAATGCGATCAGAAGACAACCAGATGCATTTAAAGTTATCATCACATTCCAATCATTAATACCAAACAACTTCAACTCATACTTAAACTATATATCAAATGATAGTAATAATGTATCGGTTGGTAAAGAAATTGAATCAGTCGGTATAAAGATGGCAACATCAATCGGTGAAATTATCAATAGAACAACTGATGATAATTTAAAGGTTGATAATAATGACACAAGTGGAGCACTAGATGTCAAATAAGATAAGAGACTATAAAAAATATAAAGATTATATCGAAGACTATGATATGGCTAATATGTTCTATGTTTATCCAAACAATGAGATAAATCAGAATGTAATCGTATACAATATCAACAGAACGATACAATTTAACGGGCTGAATAAAACCATTGGTGGTACATTCGAGTCATATGAGGTGGTTGATGGTGACACATGGAACCTGATATCATTCAAACATTATGATACCACGAGGTTGTGGTGGTTGGTATGTAAGTTAAACGGGGTAATTAACCCTACAGTAGAACCCGAAGTCGGTGACGTATTGCGTATAATGAATAAACAAAATGTCGGAGATGTTCTGAATAAAATGAAGGAGTTGTAATGGCACTTTCAAATGAAATCAATTATAATAACGAACGACACTATATATCGATAAAACTCATCGACACATCCAATGCGGTGTCCATCGATAAAGTTGAACCACGTGATACGATAAACCTACCTATGGATAATGTGGGTAAGTTTGAGATCATTACTGATTTAATGAACCCAATAATGACAGCAAGTTTTGATTTCACCGATAGCAGTGAGTCATACTTCGATAACTATGTGGGGTCAACCGGAAACTATGTATTTATAGGTATCAATAAATTTAAAGATAAAACAGCTGATACATCAGTTGACCAATATGATTGGACGTTCACACACCTGTTCATAATCGATAGTATCGATATAACGGGTAGGAACAACGACACGGTTAATTATCAAGTAAAGCTGAAGAGTACATATTGGTGGAACTTCCTAAACTCAGTACCATATTCAACATCCGGTGAATTACCAACAATCGACATCATAAAAAACTTACTGGTGAATAATGGTTTGGATGTAGGTGATGTGATTCGCAACTACCAGAGTGATGAAAGAATGAAGCGTTTCTTCATTACACCAGCGGGTGAGTCAATGTATGATTCATATAAATATCTACTTGAAAAACTGAATATGGGGTGGGATATATATAACAACGGTTTATCCATGATTTATTATGATCACATGAATGATGTGTTCGATATATGGAATAGTAAAATTACTGAGAATATCCAACAGACATCAAATTCAGCATCTGATTCAATTCGGATAAACATCAACAATAATATGTTGACAACCCTACTTGAACAGAACGACAACAAGATATTACTATCAAACAATAAAAGTGTCACCGATGTAACTAAGAGATTGAGAACGTTGAAATATTACAATTTCGATTATGATAAAAATACATTCAGTAATTATGATATCACAAATGATATGTTAGTCAACAATGTTTTTACGAATAATGAAGACAATATGACATCAAAGATAATAAAAATAGAGAATTTTGTGACAAATGATATATCAACCAATAAACGGGTGAGTATATCTGAGTCATCACAGTCAAATGAGAAACATGACCATTTCGAAGGGGTGACAGGGACGCTGTTCGGAAATAACGTCATTACAATCAACGTAGCTGGTAAATTTGACCGTACAGTAGGTCAATCTATATATCTTGGTGTTGATTTAAACAAAGACGCTTACAGCCCACTACAGAGTCTTTTGGGGTGGTGGGTGTGTTTACGTGTTAGACATATATTCACAGCATCAAGTTATACATCGAACGTGGTTCTTGGTCGATTCACCACGGTTGAAGATAATAATAAGAACAGGGAAGAGGTTTAATATGTTTTACGGTAATTACAGGGGTACGGTAAAAAGTCACGGAAAGAATGGGAAATGTCAGGTATTCGTTCCATCAGTATATAATACGGAATTTGAAACACGTTTTGAAAAACTACCATGGGCTGAACCAGCGCAACCTTTATTTGCGAGTGGTCGAGATGGTAATGGTGTATTTCAGTATCCTAAACTTGAGACAACCGTGTGGGTGTTTTTCGATGGTGGAGATATAAACAGACCCGTAATGTTCGCAAGTACGCTTGGTGCATCAGACAACTTTGACAAGTATAAATACATATTGAAGACCGATAAGGTCACAATTGAGTTGAATGAAGTTAGTGGTGAAGTTGAGATAACGATTGATGGTAATGCTAAAGTGGCACTGAAAACATTGGAAATAGATGGTGATGTGTTGATAAAAGGCACACTGGATGTATCAAAAACAATCGATGCGGATGGTGTAATAACGAGTAAGTTGGATTGTAAATCCGGTTTAGTGTCAGGTTTATCACATCCACATATTGGTAACCAACAAAAACCAACATCACCACCAATACCAACACTATAAGGTAACAATGGCTAATATAAACATTAATCTAAATACGAAGAATGACCAATTGATCGAACGAACTTGGACATATCGTGATATCAATATGCCATTAGATGATGAATTTTCAGATAATAAGGACGTTCTCGCTATTAGATCTTCAATTGCTAATATTTTCAATTGGAGACGTGGACAACGGATTTTAGATCCAAATTTCGGTAATACTTTATACACCTTTCTATATGAGGGTGGAAACGACATTACACGTGAAAACATGAAGAAATCAATAGCCGCAATGTTATCATATGAACCACGTATGAATGTTATAAATATTGGTGTGGAGTTTGATAATGACAGTACCGAAGTTAAGGTAATCATTGATTATGCTATACCATCACTGAATCGAACAGTAAGTGACACATATTTTATCAACTAAGGAAATCCTATGGCAACAAATTTAAATAAAACAATCGATACATCATATCTACAATTTGATGCGTATAATATGAAAAACTTGATTACTCAATTTTTGAGTGAGGATGAGACATTTACGGATCAGGTATATGAGGGTTCAAATCTTTCTATATTGATTGACATATTCGCCCAACACTTCCAAGTAATGTTGTATTACATCAACCAATCAGCGGGTGAGTCATTATTCTCAGATTCAACAATATATGAGAACATGAACCGAATAGTTAAACTTCTAAATTACTCACCTCGTGGTTATTCATCTTCAGCGGGTGTATTCAATATAACAAACGTAAGTGAAGATAATAACGGAAAACTTATTCCAATGTATTCATATATTGACACAGGTAAAACTGATGATAATGGTGAACCAATCTACTATTCAACCGTCAGTGATTATTACATATACGATGACAATAGTGATGTAGAAAATAACAATGTGATAACAATGTATAATGGTCAATGGAAAATATATGAAAGAACTTTCATTGCTGAAGGTCTACCATATGAAACAATCACATTAACTGATGTGGTTAATAACTCAGATGAAGGGCAATATACAGCATACCCATATATTGATGTATGGGTTAAACGTGTATCAGGTGATTCATATATCTGGGTTAAATACCAACCAACAACTGAAGGTATGTTTCTCAACGGTGATACACAGACTATATATGATGGTGATGATACATATTTTGAATTAAGATTAAACGAATATAAACAATACGAATTAAAATTCGGTGATGGTATCCATGGTGCTCCACTTCAATTCGGTGATGAACTTTATATCACATATATGACCAGTAATGGTCAATCTGGTGAACTTAAGAGTGGTGACGTAGTAGATAACACTACTATGATTTACGGTGTTGCTGGTATCACAACCGATACAGTTGATGAATGGTTTGGGTCGATTGTTGAAAATATAGCAGATATGAGCGAACTTAACGTAGCTAATACAAATGCGACATCATCGGCAACCAAAGAGGGTGGTGTAGATGATATCCGTGAAAATGCACCACAATGGTTTAAATCACAGGGTCGGTTAATCACCAAACAGGATTACTCATATTTCATAAAATCAAGATTTTATAACGACATCGTTGATGTGACGGTGATGAATAACTGGGATTATTTGGGTACATTTTATGCATGGTTATATAATGTCGGATCAAATGAAGGTAATCCAGCGAAATACCTTAATCCAACATTGAGTAGTCGGTATGGTTATGTTTGGGCTGATTCATGTGATTCAAACAATGTGTATCTATGGCTTAGAATGAAGAATGATACGGTGATCAACCGTGATGCTATTGAGAATCAAATTAAACCACTTAAAGTATTGACATCTGAGACAGTATATGTTGACCCACTTGATGTTAAGTTCATACCATGTGCATTTGATAATGATTATAGTCCATCAAATTGGGACAAAGACTACAACAACTATATCGAAGTGTATATCGATAACAGTACATTAATTTCTGCGGAGTCTATTCGTAGTACGGTCAACACGATCATAGTGGATTACTTCTCTGAACAGAATCAAAAAATTGGTGCATTGGTCGATTTCAATGATATCTATAATCAGATACGTTCGATCAGGGGTGTTAAGAGTTTGAGAACCGTATACAAAAATGGATCGGTTGTTAAAATTGTTGATGGACTTTCATTTGCATATTGGACACCAACGATTATATCAGGTTCTGATAAATCACTGACAAACGGTACGGTACAATTAGAACAGTTTATGTTCCCAGAGTTGAATGAAACTAGCTTACTAAATCGAATCGAAATTATTAAAGATTCAGTGTTCCAGAATACTGTAATCGAATACTAAGAGATAATACATGACGTATAAAGACATAAATAGAGTTGGAGACGACTATTCGATAACTTCGAAGATGGTTGATTATATCGGTAATCCTGAATGGAAAGTTGGATATGATGAACTGAAAGAGACTGGTGATAACACAGTCGGATTCGGGGTGTTGTGGAATACGATATCAGCGGGTTGTGAGGATATTGCTTCAGATATCTATGTCAAGGTTAGAAACTATGTTTCAAACTTAAACGATATCGATACATGTGAACTTCATACATTGAAATCATTAACCGACATGGTTGGGTATAGTGGTAACGTCGAATATCTAGATTTCGTTTACCCAACAGACTTAGCTAAACTTGTTGATATTTTTTCAATTAAAAAAGACTACCTTCTAAAGAGTGGTAGAATATTGGATATTGCATCACGAAGTGATATATTCAATATAGTTAAAGATTCAGATTTCAATAGTGAAGTAATGGCGGGTTATGACTTAAGTGCATTCTCGGAATCAGAACAGGAATATATTCAATCTGTTTCAGCTGATCCAGTCACCAACATGTTAATAACCGATGATGATGCATACATTGAGTATATTGATGCAGTATTCTATGATATTTTGGTTGATAATGTGTACGCTGAATATCGGGAATATGAATTAAATATCAAAACGAATGAAGATACTGATAAAACGACATTTGATCCATCGGATGCAGATAATTCAACCAAGTCTGGTTATATCTGGAAAAACATCATAAACAGTCTTAACCAGAATAAATTATTCAAAGATGAGAACAGTGACGATGCAACTATCCGTGATGCCAAAATAAAATACGGCATTGAGATGTGGTTTCCAGAAAAGAAATATGTAGATGAGATTAATGCAGGTATTCGAAACATAAATGAATTCAATACAACTGAGCGAATCATCATACAGCTTGAAGTAACAAGACGTGAAAAAGAACGAGATGAGAAAACTGGTGTATCTAGATTTTATGTTGAACGTGAGAATAGAGTCAAATCATATTTCCAATTTATAGAGTTATTCAATAAATCAACCGACACTGAAACGGCTGAACGATACGATCTCGATGAAACAAAATTCGTAATCGATCCAGATACTGAAGAGTCTTATATTTTAATAAACAATGACGATGGTACAACATCAATAAACACTGAAGCAATTCAAACAACCGCTATAAAACTTAGAAATCTTGTATTAAAGGTATCATATCTTCGGGATACACTTAAACCACAGGCTCAGAAGTATTATATAAATGGTACCGAACTGATACTGAAGGATCTTATTGATGAATATTTCAATCGATATGTTTACGGTTTCAATACGTTTTGGAGAAGTTCCGATGAAATGGGTCTTGGTAATATACCAACTATCGATAAGAATGATAATTTTAATATTGACATAATTGAATATATTGACACAACCGAATATATGAATATATCAGCATTCAATGATTCACCATCAGCTGATGTTAATCAACGATACTGGGAAAATGATCTATCAGGTCAGTCAGTATTTACTGATGATGAGATTGTCGATTTCTATAAAAACACAGTTGGTGTAAAATTCCTAGACTCTACAGGTGGTGAAACATCTGGATACGCTGACCAATTAGACGACTTCTTGAATATCATTTATAATATGGGTGCTACATCGGCTACCGTATCTTCATTAGAAACTACAACAGAAGTATTGTCAACCGTTAATACTGGAATATATTACATGAGTAGTGATGATGTTACGGTTAGTGGTGAGGTTGATAAATACCCACTAAGTGATGATCTATTCCTATCCGGTTATGCCGATTACACCACTGATAATGGTGAAGCTAATCAGGGGTGGGTAATATTCAATGCAGGAGATACAATTGGTCTGGACACCGACCCAGTCAGTCCAACATTTACCGCATTAAGAATCACAACATTAGTGGATAGAGATGCTGGATATATGGTATTAACTAATGCACTGGAAACACAACTTGAACCATACACTGATTATCTAATTGAAGTTGAAATGTACACTGAGAATATAAACTCAGTACCAGCCGAAGCTAGGAATTATTTTCAAATCTATGACGGTGTTTCAACATATTCATCGTTTGGTGGAAATAAAGTTAAAACAACTTGGCAGACGTTTTTCCATAAATTTACAACGAATGGTGACCCATCTTTATATCGACTAATTTCATCAGCCAATGAAGCAGATACTGTATATGAACCATATATAAAATATATAAAGATTTACAAAATGGGTGAACCATCAACGGATACTAAAACTTATTTTGTACCAAGTGATGCATTAACATTATCATCATACATAACAAGTGCAAGTGTTCAGACGATGGTTGATAACTCGGATGTATATTTCAAATATATTGGTACCCCGTCCGGTGATGTACCATATGCAAATATTAAGAATCAAATTCACCCATCATATATGCCACATCCATACATGAAAGCATTCCAAGAATATTTAATTGATATGTTACCGATCCAAAATATATTCAATTATGTCACTGAGGGTTATCAAGCTGATTACTCCACGGTCAATCAGAGGATTGATGAATATGGTAATCTAGTTAACTATTGGTGGAACGTTAATATAGATTGGACAGGTTACAGAACAAATTATGAAGTGTCAACAAATATGGGTGACGAATCTGAACGTAATGGTCTGATTGATTATGATTCACCATTCTACCACAATGCGTTAGTTGACCTATATAATGACCCAGTAACGTCAATAACAAGTGTTAGAAATAGATCAGGTGCGTTTTATGAGGCATATTATAGTCACTTGGATTTATCAGAAAGTCAAGCAGATAAGATATTCACACAGCTTAACTATATAACCATATCCGGTTCAATGAGTGAAGAATCGATGCTAAGTAAATTGATGGAAAAAATTATATACAAATATTGTGTTGACCAATTCAATAATGTATATGTTCTATACAAGGATAATAATACATTTGATGAACTTGGGCAGATGTGGGTGAAATTGAAAGACCATCCAATTGCTTTCCCAGCATTCATTGCGGATGATAGTGAATCAAATGAACGAAGTGTGATATTATCTCAACTTCCATTGGGTTTACACAACTCGCTTGGTGACCAACTTATTGATTTGGTTGATCCAGTTACCGGAGAAATTTCATTCTACGATATGAACTTTAATATCAACTGGTTGTATCTTGTTATAAAAGAACCTAATGTTATATATTCAGATTCAATATACTCAAGTGTTATGTTTGGTGAAATATATAGCACATCATCTGAAGATGAGACATATATAGAATATGGATTCACAAAAGATATTATAAGTAATTATGAAACAACACCATTTAGGTCATATAATAAATATATCGGAACATATACAAAGAATAATACATTCACATCAGCATTTGTAATGTCTGATGTATATGGACTACTTACGAGTGATAATGGTCAGGCTGGATACACACAATTTATATGTGATATGGTGTTTATAAACTTCAACCCAACAAAGGGTGTAGTTACAAATACACTACAGGTTCCAGTAAAATACCAAACCAATGCAACCACTGATCACAATGAATGGGTATTATCAAACACTGAAGATATTCTATCCATAGCGTTCGAGTCGGTTAAACCACCAATTGGTACCGATAGCGTTTCAAATTATATAAATAATGATGAAGTACCATTCGTAACATACAACAACCTTGTCGAATTTGAAAATTTACCAACAATGTATGATAACGGTATGACGGTTATTGATATAGATATAAATGGTGTTGATATGCCTATGGCTGGGTCAACATCTGATAATTCATATTTTTATATGAACTCAGATATAGGTTATCTAGCCCTATATCCAAACAATGTTGAAACGTCGAATATATGGGATGCTGAAACAATTGCAAGCGGTGATAATTTTAAATTACAATTCTTCGGAGAAGAAACAGGTATCAACGGTGGTTTCGTATATGATGGAGAAGCTATACCAGTATCATCATTGAGCGCATTCCAAGCTATGGATACAATAATTGACCCAACATAATATAACACTTAACAAATAGAGTAAACATGCTAAATGACATTTATAATGCACCGAATATCAGTTCAGTTATATTATCTGGGGGTGATGACGTATATCAACCAACGGGTAATATACCATATATGGATGATACTGCAAATAACGTATGGTTCAATGATGTTGGTGAATCGATATTAAAAAACACTGTTGATGATTTCCATACCGTTGAAAATAACATAGTTTTTCAACGAAACAACCTAACCGATCCAATGTCACCATCATACAGATTAGATGGTATTATTAATTTTGACACAACCATAATGTATGATTACATATTAAGTGGTACAATTGAAGTCATTACAGCGACAGGGTTTGAATATGACAAGGCTATAAGCTTATCCGGTGACAATCATGCGGTGTATACGGGTGATATCGTAGGTGATATTGATAGTGTGTATATCGAGTATAGTACTGATAATGGTGAAGTATGGGAAATACTTGATAGCGATACATCAATCTTGAATCTATTCAGTATATCTGGATCATCATTTTATCTGGGTACTGATGATGGTAATTATTTCAATAATATGATCGCAAATGTTAGATGGTATGATTCCGGTGGTGAACTACTTGAATTCTTCCCGATGAATGAACGTTCATCTGAATTCTTATACGGTGTTAAAAATTCTATATACTTGGAAACGGCTTCAATACCATCATGGGTTGATAAACCAACAGTTGATGATTCAATTGAAACAGCATCACTCCGATCACCGTTCATTGGTGGTCAATTCGGAACGGGCGCACTTTCCGGTGTATACATACCAACAAGGTTATATAGTGTGACTGGTAGTGTCTATAATTGGTCAACGGTTGATGTATTTGGAAATCAATTATCACCAGAAGAGTTTGATAAGCGTACAGCATTTGAAGTATTACTTGAATATTCCTTTAATCTTAGAGACGACTTATCATTAGATACATACCATTCATTAGAGTCAAATCTGTCTGGATATCCAGTTATAAACCCAGATATCGAATTGGATACTACAAACTCGTCAATATTTGAATTAGTTGAAGGTGACCCGATCACATGTTATTTCTCAGCTATTAGTGGAATTGTTGACACATTCACATTTGAGTCCGGTACTGATCGTGTTGATATAATAACGAATAATGTACCAACAACATTAACAACGGTAATTGGTATTACACCACATGCATATTATATCGAAATGGATGACATGAGTAAAGGTAAATTTAATATAACATATGATAATAATTATCAACCAATACCATCATATGCTGAAGATTTCCAAGCTACATTTACTTTACCTTCATCACAGACAATATATCTCCCTATTCATGAAGAAGACCAATATGGATACTATGTAGATCCTTATGAATATAACTTTACTGTTGATTGGGGTGATGGAAGTCCAATTGATACTGTAACTGCATGGAATGATGCTAATAAATCTCATACTTATGCTGGAGCAGGAATCTATCAAATTACAATTTCTGGACTTTGTGAATCATTTAGTACATGGAAAGGATTTATGTCAGGAACATTTAGATCTTACCTAACAAGTGTAGAATCTCTTGGTAATCTCGGTTGGTTAGATTTAGCTGACGCATTTTCTGGATGTACCTCTCTGATAACCTTCGATGGTAATGGAAATACTCCTTACTTATTCAATATCTCATATATGTTCTCTGATTGTACATCCATAACAACCATCGACTTATCAATGATGTCTACATCATTAGTTGAAGAAATGGACTCAACATTCTGGGACTGTACTGTTGCCACTTCAATTGATGTGTCTAGTTTTGATACAGGTTCATGTGATTTAATGTTGGATATGTTCCATGGTTGTGAATTAATAACAACGGTTGATGTATCTGGTTGGAATATGATTAATGTCAACAATATGAGATATATGTTTACAGATTGTTTTGCATTAACATATCTCGATCTAAGTGGATGGGTTCTAACAACCACTATGTGGAACGTTGATTGGGCATTTTCCCAATGTACACAATTAGCAATAACACTAGATCCTGCTCAATGGTGGAATAATGCATCCATAACGGATTATGATTACACATTCGAAGATTGTACCAGCATCACTAATTACGGTGATATACCACCTTCTTGGAAATAATAAAGATAATTTAATATATGTCAACTAGAATACATTATTGAATGTTGGTGATGGTGTTGTTAGTATAAATACATACAAATACAGGAGAAAAAAATGCCAATAAGAACGATATCAAATTTACCTAACGTAGCAGATTACGATTACCGAAATGTTAACATACCGATAGATAGTGATTACATGCAACTATCTATGTTGAATACTATTGATGGTGGTTACAATTCATCCAAGGTACTTTTCAGTGAGATTAAGTCAACAATACTTGGTGAAATACCATATGCAACGGATGTATTAAGTGGTGAGGTTCGATTTGCAACTGATGCTGAATTCAACGCTGGTGTATCAGAAACAACCGCAGTGACACCATCACAATTAAGCGGGTATGGTGGTAGCGAATATGTAAAATTAACAGGTGGTGGTCTAACCCAATCTGATGGATCGGTACACACATATGAACTATCAGCATTTACTGGTACAGGTATAGATACCGATAATATAACCGAAATACATGTATCCACTGATCTATATGGGTATGAGGGTTTGGCATCATATGTAACATGTACATACGGTGGTGAGGCTGGTGTCGTAATATCATATGTAAATAATATTGATAATTCAACAAACCATCATATAACTACTCAAAATAAGAATATAACAAGGGTACCAATTGAAGTAGGTCAAACTCAGTTTACTATCCAGAATTTTGGTTATATCCACTCATTCACATTACTTGGTGTAACACAACGGAACGTCAGTTAAACAATGTCAAAACCTAATCTAAAATTAAAAAACATTATATCGTCGGATAAAGTAAAAATATTCGAAACGAATTATGGTGTATTGATTGGTAATGTTGATCGAACTGATACGTTTAATAATGATACATCAACCGATAATATATATTCAATGTTTGATGTAACTAGAAGTCAGATTCTAAACAACCTATATGAGATTGAACAGACTGATATCCAGACGAATAATACAACATTAAGTAAATCGAATCAAACAAATACTCCAACGGATTTCATTGAGCAATATAACCCCGCTAATCTGGCATACAAATCGATAGCACAATTCAATATATATGGTTTTATGTTATCAAACGATACGATAGATGGATTACGTCAAAACGGTTATAACACAATATCTGAGGTGTTTGAGAATTATAATCAACAACCTAATGTGTATACATATCCACCATCCGGTGAAATAACATTAAGTGGGACAACATCCCTATCTGGTAATATGGTTCCAATTTATGACCTATCAGGTATATCATTTAACTATATGTCGGAGATCGACACAACAAAGACGTATTTCGATTATACGGATTCATTGATATATGGTAACACGACAAACTTAAAAAATCACATGAACGAATTATGGAATACTGGTTCGAATGTAACCGATGTGACCACAACTAGTGTTTCAGCTACGCTCGATAATGTTCGAGATTATAATAAAATATGTTCATCCGATAATGGAATACACTTCACATATAATCATACTAAATCATATGTGTCATCAAGTGTTACGTCAATAAAAAACGATAGAGAATTTGACGATTACAGTCTCAGTGCATTGACATTATCAGCATCGTTAACTGAAATACCAATGAGTGGTTACATCAGTGAGGTTGATGAATATTCAGATGTCAGTAGTGGTTATGAATTTGCAAATAAATTTGAATACGTTGAATCCATACGATCAGATGGTGAAGGTGGTTTCAATAAATACGGTAAGATTAGTGGTCATAAATCCAACATGTATTCGATCAACATTCAGAATGCAAATATAAATAGTAACGAAGACCTTGATGATATCCAAAAAGAAGAGATAAAACAGAGTATCAACAATATCATCCGTGATGTTATTGAGGCATGTACACCAACAAACACACAACTAGCGAATATATACTGGAACGGAGATTAATATGACACAATTACCATGGGATGTAAAAAATGATGTTGAACTTGGAGTAAATGAGTTTGTAAACCAATACACAATAAATAGAAACTTTGATAGACTTCTTGAGAATGATATAACATTATCAGAACTTTTAGATCAGGGTATCGCAACTGAACTTGCAACCGATCAAGAGGCAACCGAAGGTGTGAATGATACAAATGCGATCACACCAAACCAGTTACATTTTGTTGATAACGAATATATAGCATTAAGTGGTCACACAATACAACCATCACTATCCGATTCAATATCATCACCTTCAACATCACCAACAACATATACCATAGACGGTTTTCTTGGTGCTGGTCTTGATGTGGATAATATACGATCAATATATATTGAATGTAGTGTGTTTGCAGGTTCATCCGCAGGTTTTGCACAATACACGGAGGTGTCATCAACATACCCAGACGATTCAATACATAGTATAATAAGAACAACATCAATAACACAGGGTAGTGATAATGGTATTATAATGACAGTTGAAATCCCAATCAACAAAAATCAAACTGATATAACATTGACCATAACACAGCAAACGGCGGTTGGAGCGGGTGAATATACGATTACGGGTGTATCACAGCGAACATTTGCAAGTTAATTAAATTGTATAAATATATAATGAACTATTAAGGTCAGTGACCTATTCCGGTAGTAACGGAACAACTTAACTGTGATTTGGCTTTAACAAATTAAATAGGAGAATTAATCATGACGATGAAATACGAAGATCAGAAGCACGGACGTGCGGAATACGGTTCATATGTACAAATATCACAAGAATACTGGGATACACTTGAACAGGAACCATTATCGGGTTTAGCTTTAAAAGAGCAGTACTTTTCACGAATGGTGCATGTAACGAACTCTATGGGACTTTCTTCGGGTGGTATCGCTGAATCAACAATACCAACACCTGTAGCTGATGGTGAACCTGTTGCTACATGGTATGATCAATATGGACGACAAGTAATATTTGGTGCTAATTTATCATTGAATGCACTAGATGTCAATAATATTAACGATCCAATCATTTCTAGATTGGGACCAGTCACAAACCTTGACGCTGTTGTTGCAACAGGTGCTGGCGTAAGTGTTGATGTTTCAAATTATCACAACTTCACTATTCATATTATTGCGTCTGCTGTCACTGATGGTGGAACTATGACAGTGGAGCACAGCCTTGATAATGTAAACTGGGTAACAGTCTCAACGAATGTCATAGATGCTGATGGTGTTGATGAAATATCTATCTCAAATCAAGCATATAGGTATTTAAGAACCAATTTAACCCTGAGAACTGACGGAACATATACAACGACTATATATGCTGGAAATTAATAGGAGATAGATTATGAGCCAAACAAAAAATGGTGTAGCTGTAACCGATACCACTAATAATGGTTTCGGTGATATACCTCAAATGGATGCATTTGGTCGCTTACGTGTATCGGAAGTTACTACATTGGTAGACTTGAAGATGTTGGATGGTAAGCGAGATTTCTGGATTAACGAAGAGTTGAATGGAACGGCTACATCTGTGCATGATAATGCATCCAGTTCTGTGGATTTAAATACATCAGCATCGGGTGATTATGCTATTCGTCAAGAATATCAGAGAAATAGATATCAATCTGGTAAATCCCAGCAGATATTTATGACATTCTCCAAAATGCAACCAGAAACGAATATAGTTAAACGTGTAGGATATTTCACAAGCAACATGGTTGCACCTTTTGATAGCGATAAAGATGGATTGTGGATTGAAAGTTCTGGAGGAGATATCACATTAAATATCCAATCTACTGGAACCGTTACATCATCTACTAGTCAATCTGATTTTAATGTCGATAAACTGGATGGTACAGGTCCAAGCGGTATTACTATTAATTGGTCTAAGAGTCAAATTCTATTTGTGGATTTTGAGTGGCTTGGTGTTGGTAGAGTTAGATGGGGTGTAGTAGTCGATGGACTAATCTACCCTATGCATTACTCAAACCATGCGAATAATGGATTAGATGAAGTCTATATGAGATCACCCAATCAACCATTAAGATGGGAAATAAGACAAACTGGTGTTGGTTCAGGTGAAATGAAGCAAATCTGTGCAACGGTAGGTTCAGAAGGAGCATTGAACGAATTAGGTGTTACTAGATCAGCCGTATTATCTGGAGTTCTTACCACTGAAGTTGCCGCAACTGGAGTAACACCAGTAATTGGCATTAGATTGAAGGATAGTAATCTGGATACTCCACCTGATTTCTCAGGATTCGGTGCATTCAATATTTCAAATAATAACTACTACCAATGGTCTATTTGGATCAATCCGACTATTACAGGGACATTTACTTATGCAGATGAATCCGACTCATCCGTGCAGGTTGCAAGGGGTAATGCTACAACAGCGGCGGTTATTACTGACGGAACTTTACTAATAGCGGGGTATAGCGTATCCAAATCGTCAGTAAATAATGTAGTTCAGGTTGCCAGAAAATTAGGCATCTCACTAGATGGGACAAAGGATCAAATTGTTTTAGGAATTCAACCAGTAGGTGGAACTGGAGCACTTGATATGTTCGTTTCAATCGACTGGGTAGAAATAGCATAAGGAGAAATTTAAAATGACAGTAGCAAATAATGGTTCAACACTTGTAACAGGTGATAACGATACGATTCCAGTTAACATAGTAGACAATACTTCCATAGCGGGAGATATATTTTTCTCTAAGGTCATTGGTGTCACTTCTACTGTAGCGGTAGAGGCTACCATTGATACTAAAGTATTTACGGCAAGTTCTAGTCACGGTATAATAGCGGGTGATCAGTTGGTAATTTTCAATGGTATTGCCAATAGATTATATATAGGGTGTGTTATTATTGGTGGTGTGACTGGTGATGTTATAACTATGGATACCCCATTCAATTACTCATATCCTATCGGTGCTATTGTTGTTCGTTCGACTAGAGATATGATTGTTGATGGAAGCGGAACGCCTGAAATATTTGAAATTGCTGGTCCAATTGATTTCGACTTACATGTTAATAATATCAACATATCTCTGTTCACCGAAGGTGCTACGGATCTAAATAAGTTTGGTGATAGAGCGGAGTTATTAAACGGTCTGGTATTACGTCTGGTAAACCACACGAATGTGAATTATTTCAATGTAAAGACTAATGGACAACTTTCACATATGGGTAAAGATGTATATACGTTAATTGCCACTCAGGGTTGGGGTACGAACGGTCTTGGTGTTAATATTCAATATGCTGGTGAAGGTGGTCATGGTGCCGTAATTAAGTTATCACAAGGTGATAAACTACAACTGATCGTTCAAGATGATTTAACTATTACTGCTGGTGGTCAAGAAATATTAAAATTTGAAGCTAGTATTGGATGGCATCAAGAAGTAAAATAATTTATGAAATAAATTAAGGAAATGTAATGGCTGAAATTAGAAGATATATAAACACTGGAGCGGTGTTCGCTGAAGACTTAGGAGTAGAAAATCCTGAGTATACTTATAATGGAACTACTGAAGTGGGTAGTCCTTTTGGGATAGCCCGATCATTTAATGATCCAACTGATAATGTTGAGATTCCATTAGATGATTTCAATGGTATATTCGAACAATTAGGTATATACTCTGTGTCTTGTTGGGTTAAACAAACTGGTACTGAAGAATCAACTATGGTTATTTGGAATACTGGTACTAGTAGTTCAGATAGACATGCACTAAATATATCCAATGACTCGAATAAAATAGGGTTCCAACGATATGATGGGAATGAATATACAGGAAAAACCTTCAGCAATTATCACGATAATTTAAACCAATGGATGCACATAGTATGTGTCAACAATGTAGGTATTATTGAACTATACGTCAACGGTGAAAAATCTACTATTTCCGATCTAACATATACAGCACATACTACTGATGGATTGTTTAAGATTGGATATCCTAATAATAATACGAATGACACACGAGCCTTAGATGGAAGTATTGCAGATTTTATTGTATTCGATAGAGTGCTTTCAGATGCGGAGATTGTTTCTATATATAACAACTCTCAATTCGACTATATTAACGAAAAGGTATATGACGAATATTACGATGATGGTAGATTGGTTAAATATTTCTATCCAATAACAAAACAAAGAATTCTAAACAATGTGGGTGATGATGGTTCGAAATATTTAAATCTTAACAGAACCCAAATAAACGACTTTAATAAATTATATAATGAGGGTGAAGTACCATATACCCCAAGCGATTCTGATCCTCTACCACAATTTATATCTACATGGGAAACTACAAGTCCTTCACAGACCTTGACTATTCCTCTAGATGATGCATTGACTTATGATTTCAGTACAAGATGGGAAGATAGAGATACTGGTCAAATTATATCGGAAAGTAGCTACAGCGGATTGGGTAGCTCTATTGATGCAACAACTTTATTTTCTGATATTGGTAATTATAGATTATTTGTGTCGGGAACATTCCCTAGCATCCTGCTTCACGAGGCAACGGATCAAGCTTTCATCAAGACGGTGGAGAACTTAGGATATGTTGGATGGACTAACTTAGGACAAGCATTCAGGGGGTCAGGGATTGTCTCATTTGAATCGGGATATTGCGACACCTCGAATGTGACTACAGTAAGGGGGATGTTCAGATCATGCCCAGAGCTTATTACCATCAACGCCGAAACTATGGACGTAAGTGGTTGTTCAGATCTATACACCCTCATATATGCGTGTTCTAAACTGGAAGAGGTTTATATGTCCAGTTGGGATGTGTCGAATGTCATCAAGACCGGATTCATGTCAAGTTTCTGTACCGTATTGAGAGTTTTTGACATGAGTCAATGGCAGTGGAACACTCAAGACCCGATTGAAACTGCTCAGATGAGTTCAGACATGGAGAGTCTGGAAACGCACGATGTATCTCGTTGGGACACATCACAATGGGTCTCGTTTCATAATTTATTTACAGGTCTACTGAGCTTACAAGGAACTATCGATTGTAGCGGCTTCGATGCTACCAACGTAACCAATTGCTCAGGTATGTTCGCTATTGTTGAAGCCGTTGGTAATCCATCTCACCCTATAATCCTTCCCAATCTTGATAATCAAGATCGCCTTCAGTGGATGTTCGAGAACAGAGCCACGGTGCAAAATATCACAGGAATAGAAACCCTCGTCACTAGCTCGGCAACACATCTCTATGGGATGTTCAAAAGTGTAGTTGAAGAAATTGATTTAGATCTATCCGCTTGGGACTTTACAAACCTCGTACAAATCCACGAGTTCGCTATGAATTCCAAGTTTACAACCGACTCATACGACATACTACTGAATGCGCTTGCGAGGGATATCGTCACATCTAACCTCACCTTCGATATGGGTGGTTCCCGCTACTCAGCCGTTGGAACCGCTTCGAGAGATTACCTGATCAATACAAAAGGTTGGACTATTAATGACGGTGGTTCAAATGAAGCATTTATCACGACATGGACAACTACATCTAATGCACAGACATTAACTATCCCTACTGATGGAATTGGTTATAACGGAACAATTGAATGGTATGATGATACAGGTGCATTGGTTGTAGCAGACACTTTTAGTGATGGTGATATGAGTGGATTAGCACAGGAATTACCTACGATTGGAACATACGAATGTCGGATCACCGGAACATTTCCGCAACTTTACTTCAACAATGGCGGTGACAAGCTCTTTATCACAACTGTTGAGAACTTAGGGAGTGTTGGGTGGACTAGTTTTTATTCGGCATTCAGGGGTTGTGAGAACATGACTGATTTCACAGCAGGGGAATGCAACACATCGGCATCGGTGACTAACCAGAACATGTTACTAGATTGTTACGGTCTGGTAAGGTGCGATGTCACAGGCATCGATTTAGACATGTGCTTGTCGATAAGATCCATGTTTAATGATTTGGAGTCTTGTCCTGAAATTGTTGGTCTGAATACACTTGACGTTTCAGGGGTGCAGTCGTTCCAGAAATGTTTCCAGTACGCTAATGGATTAACGTCCATTGACGTGAGTACATGGGATACGAGTAGCGGGACGGAGTTCACTCACATGTTCTGGCAAACATACAACAACATTGAGCCTTTGATGATTGGTCACTTCGATTTATCAGGGGCAACAAGTGTATCGACTTTCCTTTCGGAAACAGGGGCGACTCCGATACCGACTCTTCCAAGTTTCACGGGTATCGAGGATTTCGCCTACCTATTCTCTGAGAGGTTCACATTGGATAACATCGGGGGTATAGAGGGTATCGACACATCCTCCGCAACACGGATGGAGGGGATGTTTAACTACATAATACAACAAGATATTAATCTAAACCTCTCCAACTGGAACTTCGAATCGGTCACGAATATAGACGGATTCCTGTTGGAAACTCAGCTTGACACGGAATCCTATGACATCCTCCTGAACACGATGGCATCTCAAGATGTAAATAATGGGCTTGTTTTCGATGGTGGGTTTTCCCGCTACTCACCAGCATCCGAAGCATCAAGAGATTACTTGATCAATACGAAAGGTTGGACTATTAATGATGATGGATCTAATCAAGATTTCATTACAACATGGGAAACTACTTCACCAGCAGAAACTATCATCTTCCCCACTGAAAGAGATCCTGTCCTCACTCTTAACTATGAATACAACGGTACAATTGATTGGGGTGATGGAACAGTTCTCCCATTTACTTCGTATGATGATCCAAACTTCACACATGAGTATGCATTAGCTGGTACGTATACGGTCAGAGTTTCTGGAATATTTGAGCGTATGGATAATTATCAGTCAACATCGGCAGATAATCTTAGGTCTGTGGAAAATATGGGATACACTGGGTTTACTAATTTAAACTCGGCGTTTAGAGGTGGAATAGTTTCATTCAAAGTTGGTGACAGTGATACTTCCAAGGTTACTGATATGTCAAGTATGTTTAGAACTACACCATCATTAGTATCAGCCGATCTTAGAGGTATGGATACTAGTAATGTTACGAGCTTATTTACATTATGTTATGACTCCGCTATTCAGACTTTAGATATGAGAGGATTAACCACTAGTTCAGTAACAGACTTCAACTGGTGTTGTTCCACCTGTCCGAACTTGATAGAAATTCCAACAGGGTTTAATGATCTTGATTTTTCTTCAGTAACTACCATTAAAAACATATTTCAAGAGTCGGGAATTACTACCGCAACATTAGATATTAACATTCAACACATAGGTATTGATATATCTGGTTGGTTTGAGAAATGTAGCAATCTAACAAGTGTTGATATCAGTTCTCAACATTTCCCTGAAGGTGCTGATATAGAGTGGATATTCGGTGCTTGTTTTTCGTTAAGTGAAATAATCGGCATTGAGTCATTTGATAATGTAAACTTCGGTTATATGCGAGGAATGTTTGAAGAATGTTTTAAACTTACAAAAATAGATTTTAGTAAATGGATATTTGGACCCGCGTCATACACTTTGGGGTTCAAAGAATTTTTGCAATACGTTGAATTGGAAACTGAATATTATGATATCCTACTTAAAACTATAGCATCACAAGATATTAATGTCGGGCAACTACTTGATTGTGGGTTTAGTAGATACTCAGAAACAGGTAAAATTGATAGAGACTATTTAACTGATGTAAAGGGTTGGACGATTATTGATGGTGGTTCAAAAGACTCATTCATCACAACTTGGACAACTACATCTACACCTCAAACTATAACGGTTCCAACCACTGGAACTGGTTATAACGGAACGATTGAATGGTTTGATGACACAGGCACATTGGTTGTATCAGATACATTCTCTGATGGAGATATGAGCGGGTTAGCACAGGAATTACCTACTATTGGAACATACGAATGTAGAATTTCTGGAACATTCCCTCGGATACTATGCGACGGTGCAGGGGATCAACTATTCATCACAACGGTAGAGAACCTCGGAGCAGTCGGGTGGACAAGCTTCTATTCAGCATTCAGGCACTGTGAAAACATGACATCGGTAAAATCGGGATATTGTGATACAGGTGTTGTTACTAGTTTCAGGAATGCGTTCGCCCATTGCTATAACCTTATTGATGCCGATCTTGGTACGCTTGGTGTAGAAGGTGCAGAGTCTCTGCGATCTATGTTTTATAATGACGCATTGCTTGTACGCTTAGAGTGCTCAGACTGGGATACATCTAACGTGTGGGAGTTTCCAACCTTTGTCTTGGGGTGTATAGCTCTAATAGAAGTAGACGTGTCTAGTTGGGATGTATCGAACGGGTTAAGCATATCTTGGATGTTCCAGAGGGTAGAAACACTAGCCCAGTTGGACATAACGAATTGGGACACTTCGAAAGTCACAGACATGCAATCTGTTTTTGACCAATGCATTAACCTAGAGATTATAGGATTAGCTTCTCTAAGTGTGTCTAGTGCCACTACTATGGTGGGGATGTTTGCGTCAAACCCGAAACTCAAAACAATACCAGTAACGAGTTGGGATATTTCCAATGTTACTACGATGTCTGAGATATTCGATACTGATACAGACCCCTTGGCTCCCGTCACCATCAACACCACAGGTGAAGGCGGTTACGATGAGATGATCTGGTACTTTGCTTCAGAACACCAAGCTGGTCGTGCTCAAGATAATGTACCATTTCATGGAGGATTATCAAAGTATTCCATAGCGTCAAAACCAGCATGGGATTATCTAAACAATATAGCAGGTTGGATTATCACTGATGGTGGGATGGTATAACACTAACGTCAACACCACTGATAAATACATCAAGTGATATGAATACCATGGGTAACCTCATTGTATAAATACACGTAGGAGACTTAACGAAAATGACAACTAATCTTAATGACGTTCCAGCTGATAATTATGCAAATTATGAATATGATGATGTAATCGAATGGGATAACGCATTTCAACGTGACTACTATGATGAATTAGTCTTTGGTACAATGGATGGTGTGCGTAACCTCGTGAGTGATGTACAAATATCAAATCCAAATGAAGATGTAATTGTTGGTAGTGATATTGAGTTCTTGGAAGTGTCGAGTAATCTATCAACACCACATAAGGATGAATATAATGTGGGTGATGCGGGTCTAACTATTATTATTGAAGGAAATATTAGTAAGTTGCAACCAAATAAAACTTTCCCACGTGTTATGGAAATGGGTGGATTTGGAGACAATGGTTGGTCGATTCAATATAATCTCGAAGATAATATAGATCTGTATTATGCAGATGGAACTGGTTGGGTGACCAACCACCGAGTTCCAATACATACAGATACTATATGTCTAATTACATTTGTATTAAAACCAGATAGCACAGATATATATGTTGATGGTGAATTTATTTCAACTCTTGTGATGACATATAGTGCAAATAATACACGTCCTCTATATATTGGATATCCAGCAAATAGCGGAGTCATTGGGAAATTCAATTCATATGAGATTTACAGTGTGGCGAAGGATGCAAATTGGATAAAACTGGATTACGAAAAAAGAAACAGATTTTGGTAGTATATAAAATATTATAAATACATTTAAGGAGATAGGCTTATGGCAACTAAATTAACAGACGGAAAAGAAACAGGTGTATGGAGA